CGCCGGCTGCACCGGGGCGGCGTCGAAAAACACTGGGGACTCCATGTCGGTTTTCTGTTCCACTGGCCCCGCCTCCGGCCGGAGGTGCGGGGCGGTTCAGCCGTGCGTGGCCCTTCCACGCGGTTTGGGGCGCGCCAACGCCCCGGACCCCCGCGCGACGGCGGGGGATGCTGTGCTGCGACCGATAGCGGCGGCCCCACGGGCCCAGCCGCCACCTGGCCGCCGGCATCACGGCGGCGGGGCCGCCCTGGGCCGCACGACCACCAGCAGCGATGGCGTGACGGCGGGCGAGGGCGAGGTGCATTCGCCCTCGATCCACCAGCGACCCGCCAGATCGAACAGCACCGTCGCGGCCCATTCGCCGGTGGCGGGGCCAGCGGTCAGCGCGTAGCTGCGGACCTCGCCACTCGGCGGCTTGGCCCGTAGCGCGGCGCCCGAGACGACGATCGGCGCTCCGGCCGCGTCCGCAAACCGCAGATCGATCCGGACCGCCTCACCCTGCATCACGTCCTGCATCTGCCCCACGGGCCTCCCCTCGAACATCACACGCACCTGCGTGAGCCGTACCAGCCGCAGACCCACCACCACCGGCCGGGTCAGCCGCAGCGCGGCGCGCACCACAGGCCCGGACGACAGCCCGGCCCCCGCGCTGGCCGCTTGGCCCAACACCGGCAGGACCGACGCCGCCACGGCCGGGAAGCCCGGCCCGGCTGCCACGGCGATCGCGCCTTGGCCGATCTGTGGCAGGATCGACGCCGCCCCGGCCGGGAACCCCGGGGCCGTCGCCACAGCGACCGCCCCTTGGCCGAGCGCCGGCAGGACCGAGGCCGCGACCGCCGGGAAGCCCGGGGCCGTCGCCGCAGCGACCGCCCCTTGGCCGAGCGCCGGCAGCACCGAGGCCGCCACCGCCGCGCCGCCTGGGCCGGTCGCCGCCGCACTGGCCGCCTGCGACAACCCCGGCAACACTGTGGACGCCGCGCTGGCGTAGCCCGGCACCGTCGCCACTGCCTGCGCGGACTGCGCCAGGCCGGGTAGCAGCGACGCCCCCAGCCCCGACGCCCCCCCCTGCGTCAGGGCTATGCGCGCGGCGCCATCGCCGCCTCGCATCCGCACGACGTCTATGAGCGGGGACGTCCGCCTCGCGCCGTAGAGCGCAGACCCACTCGCCCAGGCGCCACCGATGGCGCCCGGCGTGCCGAGGTCGCGCCGGATGAGCGCCGGGGCGCCGCCCGAGCGCAGGGGCATTTCAGCCCACCGTCAGCGTCGCATAGAGGTCAACGCCGCTGGGCAGCGAGCCCGTCGGCACAAAGCGACGGCGCCGGCCGATAGTGTCAGCGCCGATGCCAGACACCCACGCGGAGCCGTTCCAGTTCTCGAAGGCGCCGTTCGTGCTGCCGCCGCTCGCCTGCGTCAGCACCAGCGCGTTCGTGTCGGCGCGGAAGATATTGATGGTGTGGGTGCCTGGCGTGGCGCCGAACAGCGACGCCTGGACCCAAGCGAAGGTGCCGTTCGACGTATTGAAGTCCGCGAAATTCCACTGGTACTGGCTCGGCAGCGCGTCCTCCGTCTCATAGATCAGCGCCAGCGACAGGACCCGCGCGGGCAGCATGATGACGCCCGCCGTGCGGAATTGCAGCGCGAACTGGATGCTGGCCGCTGTCGAGATGCCGGACAGATCGCCGTCCTGCGGCACATCCACCCACGCGCCGGAATCGTCGTTGATGCCCGAGGTCCGGACCTGGACGCGGTAGGCATCCGGCGCGACGCCCATCGTGCTGTCGCCCAGGTTCTCCATCACGTTGACCATCACGCGGTAGAGGCGCGCAGGCGTCGCGCCGAGGTCGATGCGCGGCAGGATCACGCGGTTCGGGACATCCGCCTGGAATTCCCAATCCGCCGCCAGCGGGTAGGCTGACAGGGCGTTGACGGTGGTGGTGATGGCCTGGGAGTAGAGGTAGAACAACCAGCCGTCCTCGACCCAGACGAAGGGCGTGTTGTTGGACACGGCCCGGATGAAGACCGGGCTGTCTGTGTCGCGGAGAGCCGATGGAAGCTGCGGCGCCTGGCAGCCCGCGCGCCGGTCCATCTGCTGACCGCCCGTGTAGTAATCCGTGATGTAGATCGTGCCGAAGCTGATCGCACCGGTGATGACGAGCTTATCGAGCGAGCCCGCCACATCCAGCGAGGTAAAGCCGCCCGTAGCGAGGTTCGTGTTGGTGCCGCCCGGCGGGACCTCGGTCATGCTGTCCGCGACAAGGGTGGTGCTGCCCGCGGTCACGTTGGCCAGCGGGACGCGCAGGATGCGGCTGGCGGTGAACATGTAGATGCTCGGCACTCCGCTACCAGGGCCGTGCTGGAGCGTCGCCACGCGGCCGTTGTTGGACTGCGAGAGGTTGCCGGTGACCGCCTGTGTGCCGGTGACGACGATGTCCGTGCCGGTCAGAGTAAACGCGCCAGCCGTGGGGGTCAGCGCGGCCCGGATGTTGTACCGGAACATCCGAAGTGTCGTCGCGGCCCCATCGCACGCATAGACATACTGCTGCGACCAGTTATCCCGGTCCCCCAGCGCGCAGCCGCCGATCACGGTGTTGGTGATGGTGGCGGCGTCGCGCAACCAGTAGGTCGCCTTGATCCGGTCCACCGTGGTCGCGGCGGGGATGGTCTGAGCGGGGTTCTGGAAGTCCTCGAACCGCAGGCCCTTGGTGACGAACAGCCCGCCGTTCGTCGCGGTCGCGTTCGTCGTCGCCTGCACAATCATCAGGTCTTCGATGACGTGGGGCGTGCCGGCGGCGACAGTACCCGCGCTGGCGGCCAGGGTGATCGAGGTGTCGGAACCGATGGCGCTGATCGCGTGCCAGGTGGTGATCTGCGTCGGATCGGTCGAGCCGAAGCCGATGCGGCTACCGACCGACAGGCGGTCCGTGTTCCAGGCCGTGCCTGTGCCGGTGACCGCCGTGCCGGAGACGCCGACCGTGCCCGTCGTGTATCGCTCCAGGATCGCGCGGATGCCGCGCACCGTATGGGTGGTGGCGGTCGGCAAGGTCACGGTGATGGCGCCGACGAGCGCGTAAGTGTTGGTACTTGGGACGAAGGTCCAAAGCTGCACGCGGCGCGTCGCCCCAGCGGTGGCGGCGTCGCTACCGAAAATCCAGAACAGGTCGCCCGAGATTTTCACCGGGTGCACAAACGCCGACGGGATCGCCAGCGAGCTTTCGCCCAGATTGGCCACCCCGACGGGCGCGGGGCCTACAAAGCGGTCCACCGGGCCAGCCCCAAGATTGAACTGCCCCGTGTGCTTGCCACGATTTATGCGCGTCGGGTCGTATGCGCCGCCGATTGGCTGCTGGACGAGGGATCCGTTGAAAACCTGTTCAACCGCCGCCTTCATGCCACGCTCTCCTCAAAAAGACCCAGGACATCGCCGGCCAGGAACGCGCAGATCGGGCCATTGGTGTCGATCAACCGCCGGCAGAGCACGAGGTCCAGCAGGTCGAAGTCGCCGCCTTCCACGACCTCATAGGCTGGGTTTGTGGCCACGATCGTGCCGGCCTCGATGCGGACAGGTGGCACTCACCCCTCCGGCATCGTGACGGTCCAGGACGTGACATCGAACGTCCCGCCCGCGACCAGGGCCGGGTTGGCCAGCGTCATGTCCCCGCCGCCGCCCGTGCCGGTGATGGACCCGTCGATCACGGCCACCCCGCCGGACGTGACGGCCCGGAACCAGCCCGCCGTCCCGCTCGCGTCGATCGATGCGTCGCCGCCGATGGCGTTCGCCGTGATCCGGCCGCCCGGGTTGGCGTCGGTCGCCGCGCCGAAGGCGGTGGCGCCGAGCGTGCCGGTCGCCAGCAGCGTGCCGGTCGCGGCGGCGTCGGCCTCCGCCGGCTGGCTGCCGGTATAGATCCGGATCTGGCCGCCATTGAGCAGCGCGCCGACGGCCGCGGCGGCGGCGCGGGCGGCGGCGTTGGTGATGCGGGTCGGCATGGGTCAGACCTCCTCTGGGGTGCCGTCGGCCAGCAGGCTGGCGGCCTCGGCTTCGGTGATCAGGTAGCCGGCGCGCAGCGTGGCCACGGCGGCGTGCAGCTCCGGGTCGTCGAGATCCACGACGCGGCAGGCCGAGACGTCATCGAGCCACGTCTGCAGCGTCGCGTCCTCGGCCTCCAGCGCGCGGGACGCCGCCAGCGTCAACGCCGCCCGCGTGCCGGCCGCCAGGCGGCGGCGGAAGGCCAGCGGGGCGATAGCGCGGATCGGGGGCGGCGGCGGCGGCTCGGGTTCGGGCGCGGGCGGCGGCGGCAGGGCGCGCACCACCCAGCCGCCGTCCTGCCACACCACCTCCTCGTTGGCCGCCGGTGTCGGCGGCGGGGTGGCCGTCGCGTGCGCGGGGATCAGCCACTGGCTGGGCTCCACCGGGTTGGGGTCGGCCGTGCCGGGCCCGATCAGCGCGCCGGTGTCGCGGTGGTAGTGCCAGATGTCCATGGCGGGCTCCTCAGAACACGATGCAGACGAGCGTGGCGATGTTGCGGGGCCTGACGCCAAAGACCAACGAGCCCGTGCCGATCGAGCCCGGAGACGCGTTAGGCACCACATAGCGGTTGCCGCCAGCGGCCTGGCTGTCGACGTTGTTAATCGGCAAATTGAGCGGGTTGAGGTTCGGCGCGTCGGGCCCGTTTTGGATTGTGGTGGCGGGCTGGGCGCTGCCGATTACGCGCCCAGCATCGACCCCGCGGCCACTGTCCGCGCCGCGGCGGAATTCCCCGCGATGATCGGGGATGCGGAACGTCGTGCTGCCATCACCGACGCTGAAGCGGCCCCAATCGCCAGCGCTCCACGCCGCCTCGGTCACCAACCCGCCGGCATTGGCAAAAGCGAACAGCGCGGGGAATGTCGCGCGGGACAGCAGCGCACCATTGGCGGCCACCGTGCCGGGCAGCACCGTGCCGGTGCTGCTTTCGACCAACATCCCGGTCGGCAGGCTGGTGGCGACATCGCCGGCCAGGATGATCCAGCCCGAGACGCCGTCGCTGACCAGCGTCAGCCGCCGCCGCTGCGCCAGCAGCAGAGAGGTCAGGCCCTCGATCGTGTCGGCGCCCGCGCGCTGGATGGTGACCGTGTTGGCCGAGGTGTCGGTGCGCGCCAGCACCAGTCGCAGCGGCCGGCCATTCGCCGCCGCGGCGGCGGGTAGCGTAACCGTCACGTTGCCGCCTGCGGCATTGACCAGCACCACCCCGGCATCGTCGGCCGTCAGCGTCGTGTTCGTCGTGACGCTGCGCAGCCCGCCGCCATGCAGCCGGTCCAGCGCCTTGCGGACCTGCGCTTGGTCCGCGCCATCGAGCGCAAGCCCCGCGCGCAGCACGATCCCGGCAATCTCTTCCTGCACCGAGTTGAACCACTCGTATCCGGGGATCGTGGCCGGAACGCCGCCGCCCGGGTCGCCACCGGTGAAGAAGCCCGGGGCGCCAGGGCTCCCCGGCGGTGGCGGCTGGGTCGCGATGGCGGTGGATCGGGTGACGCGCTGCATCGGGCCTCCTTAGCCGTAGGCGATCAGGACAATGGTGTGGGCGGGCGCCAGGCCGCGCACGACGCATTCGATGGTCGTGTCGCCCCAGACCTGCAGCGGGGTTTCGACGCCGTCCTCGACTGTGCTGTCGGTGACCGGCACGGCGGGCAGGTTGAGGCGCCAGGCGTGGCGCCAGTCCGGGCCGTGCACCGGGGCTTCGCAGGACTGCTCACAGTCGTGCTCCCGGAACTCCGTCACGCTGGCGGTGGCCGCGCCCAACCGCTGGGCGACGGCGACGAAGAAAGCGGGGCTCTGGCCACGCGTCTGCGTCAACTGCTGCACCAGCCGGGCGCGGCGTTGGGCGATGGTGGGCGTCGCGCCAAGGCACGGATCGGGCAGGCCCGCGACCCGTTCCCAGTCCGCCAGCAGCTCCGACGTCCCGCGCGGATCCGCTTCATCAAGCAGCGCGCCAGCGCGCGCCTCGACGCGGGCCAGCTCGGCCGCCGCGGCGGACAGCAGCCGCATCAGCACGCTGTCCGGCTCTCGCGGCAGGGCCGGCCCGGGCGGCAGCAGGGCGGCGATCTGGGCCAGGTAGTCCGGCGCCATCATGCCCAGGTCACCGTGCCTAGGGTGGCGACCTGGCCGGTCGCCAGCGCCACATCCGCCGCCGGCGTCGTGATGCGGTGCCAGACCTCCCCGGCCGCGATGGACACGGCGGCGGAGATTCGCGACAGCCGCAGCGTGCCGCCGGGCTGCGCGTCGGCCACAAAGGCGCCCTGCAGCGCGGCCAGCACGGCGGCGCGCGTCGCGGTGGTGTCGGGCGAGATCTGGATGGTCACCGCCACCGGCACCGCGACCGGCACGAAGACCGTCACGGCGGCGGTCACGGGGCGCAGCGCGTCGATCGCGGCCTGTACCTGCGCCACCAGCCCCGCGCCCGGAATCGCAGCACCCGGGCCGAGGATGGCGACGCCGACCGTCCCCACGCCCAGCCAGCCGGGGTAGACCCAGACGCGGTCCACACCGGCGACGGCCCGGGCCCAGGCGACGTAGTCTGTCGCCGCGCCGCCGGCGGGCGGCGCCTGGATTCGCGCGAGGATGCGCGCGCGAAGG